ATGAGCGACAGGGTTTCGCACAACGCCACCGCCCGCTATCCGCAGCGCCAGCTGCTGGGGCTGACGGCGTCGGATCTGGATGCGGTGGCCGATGCCATTACCGATGCGCTTAAGGGGGCCAGGTGAATGAGTTGACCCTGGCTGAATTCAGCCGGCTGCTGATGCACGTCATCCGCATCGGGACCGTCATTGAGGTGGATTTAGTTATGACCGTGGCGCGCGTACAGACGGGCGGGCTACAGACGGACTGGATCCGGTGGGGGGCTGATCGCGCCGGCGAAGCCGTAACGTGGTGGGCTCCGTCTGTAGGGGAGCAGGTTGTGATACTCGCACCCGGAGGGGCGCTGGAAAATGCGGTGATCGCCTTCAGCCTTTACAGCGATTACGCGCTGCCGCCGGACAATGCCAGCAAAACGGAGGTGACGCGCTATCCGGACGGGGCCAGAAAGAGCTATGACCCGGCTCAGGGATTACTGAGCCTGCTGGCAATGAAAGCGGGCCTGATTGATATGAGCGGCACGCTGACGCTCAATGTTGGCCGCCTCGTTATCAACGCGGGTGAAACCGTCATAAACGGCGAAGTGGTGCAGGGCGGTGGTGACATGAGTTCAAACGGCGTTGTGGTTCATACCCATAAACACGGTGGCGTTAAGGCCGGCAGCGATACGTCAGGAGGTCCGCAGTGAGCACAGACTGGCAGGGCATGAGCAGTGAAGACGGCTCAGCGCTCGACGATGAAGCGCATCTGCATCAGTCGGTAGGTGACATTCTGCTGACGCCGGTGGGCTCCAGGGTGATGCGCCGCGAATACGGTTCGGAAATCTTCACGCTTATTGACCAGCCGGATAACGCGGTGACGCGGCTCAGGCTGATGTCAGCGGGGTGCATCGCGCTCTGGCGCTGGGAACCTCGCCTGACGCCGGTTTCTGTGGTCGTTAAAACCACGGCTCAGGGCGCAGTGCAGATGAACGTTAAATCACGCCGTACCGATACTTCATCAACCATTTCAACTGATATCACGCTGAAGGAAGGGCAATGAGCGGAGTCATCGACTTATCACAGCTGCCGGTGCCGCAGGTCGTTGAGGTGCCGGACTTTGAAGCGCTGCTGGCTGAGCGAAAAGCGTATTACGTTTCGCTATTTCCTGAAGCGCGACAGGCGACCATCGCACGCACGCTGGAGCTGGAATCTGAGCCGGCGCTCAAGTTGCTCCAGGAAGGATGCTATCGCGAAATCCTGCTGTGCCAGCGCATCAACGAGGCGGCAGTAGCGGGCATGGTGGCGTTTTCAACCGGTACGGATCTGGACAATCTGGCGGCCAACAACAACGTGACGCGCCTGACCATTATGGCGGCAGATACCTTATCCGTGCCCCCCACTGATGCAGTGATGGAGGATGACAGTGATCTGCGGCTGCGCGTGCCGGCGGCGTTTGAAGGCCTTTCGGTTGCCGGGCCAACTGCCGCTTATGAGGCACATGCGCGCAGCGTGGATGGCCGCGTGCTGGACGTGTCAGCGACAAGCCCCAGCCCCGCCGTAGTTGTCCTGACTGTGCTGGCGCGCGCGGGTGACGGCACACCGCCTGACGATTTACTGAGTGCAGTGAATGTTGCGCTAAACGGTGAAGCCATTCGCCCCGTTGCCGATCGCCTGTCTGTGCAGGCGGCCGTTATCAGTCAGTACCAGGTCAAAGCGAAGCTGCACCTCTTTGATAACGTAGCCGGTGCGCCCTGCCTTGAGGCCGCGAATAAGGCTATGGCTGCGTACATTACCGAACAGCGCAAGCTCGGGCGAAGCGTGCGCCGTGATTCGTACAGCGCCGTGCTGCGTGTAGCGGGTGTCGATTGGGTAGAGCTTCAGGAGCCGGCCGCGGATCTGATTTTTGACCGCACGCAGGCTGGTTACTGCACGGCGGTATCCGTTGAGATAGCGAATGATGAGGTGCTGGCATGACCGTAAAAAACAGCCTGCTTCCGCCTTCCGCTACTGAGACAGAAATCCGCCTGGCTGAAGCGCGCAGCGGTCTGAGTGCGCTGGCCGTACCGCTGCGTGATATCTGGAACCCGGACACCTGCCCGGTTTCGCTGCTGCCCTATCTTGCGTGGTCGCGTTCGGTTGATCGCTGGGATGAGAGCTGGACGGAGGCGGTTAAGCGGCAGGTGGTGAAGGATGCGTTTTACATCCATCGCCGTAAAGGAACCATCAGCGCGATCCGGCGCGTGGTGGAGCCGTTCGGCTTCCTGATCCGCGTCATTGAGTGGTGGCAGACAAATGAAGCGCCCGGTACGTTCCGGCTTGATATTGGCGTGCAGGAACAGGGCATCACAGAAGAAACGTATCAGGAGCTGGAAAGGCTTATCAGCGACGCGAAGCCATGCAGCCGGCATCTGCTGGGGATGTCAATAAATCTGCAAAGCAGCGGGAAGACCTATCTCGGTGCGTCAGCGTATGACGGTGATGACCTCGCAGTTTATCCCTACACCCCTGACATTATCTCCGTCAGCGGCCCGGCATATGCCGGCGCGGCGGTTCACGTAATCGACCTGCTGGAAGTGGGACCATGACACAGAAATTTTATGCAATTGTGACCAACCTCGGCGCGGCGAAGATTGCCAACGCCGTTTCGCTCGGCACCAAGCTGAGCATTACGCAGATGGCCGTCGGCGACGGCGGCGGCACGCTGCCAACCCCGAACGCCAGCCAGACAAAGCTGGTCAACGAGGTCCGCCGCGCGGCGCTTAACTCGCTGACCGTGGACGAAAACAACAGTAGCCAGATTATTGCTGAGCAGGTGATCCCGGAAACAGAAGGCGGGTTCTGGATCAGGGAAATGGGGCTGTTCGACGCTGACGGCACGCTGATAGCAGTCTGCAACACGGCCGAGACCTACAAGCCGCAGTTGCAGGAGGGCAGCGGCCGCACGCAGCGCCTGCGCATGATGATCATCGTCAGCAGCACGGATGCGGTAACGCTCAAGGTGGATCCGTCCGTTGTGCTGGCGACCCGGCAATATGTCGATAACGCTGTCGTTGAGGTGAAGGATTACGCTGATGGCGTGATGGAAAAGCACGTCAAGAGCGCTAATCCGCATACTCAGTACCCTTTAATCAGCAACGCGCTGAAAGAATTGGCCGATGCGGGGTTACTGCCAGATGTTCTTAAAAACCTCGGTTTAGGCGAAGGCGCACCGGTTATCGGATCACCCTTCCCGTGGCCGCACACCAAAATGCCCAATGAGCTGTTTCCCTCAATGGCCGGCATGGTCTTTCTGAAAAGTAACGGAGCCACTTTCAGCGGCGCGCTGTATCCGAAACTGGCGCTTGCTTATCCGGGGCTAAAGCTCGCCGATTTACGCGGTGAATTTATTCGCGGATGGGATGACGGGCGTGCTGTAGATGCATCACGAGCTTTGCTGTCAACACAGGCTGACGCTATCAGAAACATAGTTGGTCAAACCGGGTTTGTCCTGACCTCGTCTAACACAACCGGAGCTGGCGCAATTACGATGGTCAATCAGAATTACTACCCTGTTTCCAACAGCACGCCTGTAGGCAGCGTGAACGATAATGGCAGCACCGTCACAGTCTATCGGGAAAAAGTTGCATCTTTCGACGCTTCAAAATCCGTTCCAACCGCCAATGAAAACCGACCACGAAACGTTGCGTTTAACTACATTGTGAGGGCTGCATAATGGCTAAGGTCACGCTTGATAAAAATGGCCTGGCAAAATCGGCCGGCACACTGACTATCTACAGCTTTGACAGTATTACCGGCGAGTTTACCGGCTCAGCTGATGAGTATCTGCAGCAGGGTGTCGGGCTTCCTGCGTGCGCCTGTACTGTCGCCCCGCCGCAAACAGACGCGGGAAACGTTGCTGTATATCGTGATGGCGGCTGGCAAAACGTTGCCGATCATCGAGGCGAAACGGTCTACTCCGTTGCTGATGGCTCGGCAATCGTAATTTCAGAGTTAGGCGACTATCCGGCAGATACGACGCCGCTTGCGCCCGCAACCGCCTGGGATCATTGGGATGGTGAAAAGTGGGTAACTGATGAGGATGTGCAGCAGGCAGTCGATGTGAAGAGCGCAGCCCGGCAGAAATCTGCGCTCATCAGCGAGGCGAACAGCGCAACTCAGGCATGGCAGACGCAGCTGCTGCTCGGCATCATCACTGATGCAGATAAAGCCTCGCTCACCGCATGGATGAAATATATTCAGGCGGTGCAGGCGATTGATGTTTCTGAAGCCCCGGAAATCAACTGGCCTGCGCCGCCGGATATTGTGTAGGCGCTTTATTGTCTGTGGCATATTCCTGCAGGTGATCGGGATATGCCACGGATACAGATTCCCCGGAAAAACGAAACTCTTCTGCGCCCCATATAATTGCCTGCCTTAGAAACGCCTCTACCTCAGCGGATACTTCAACAGCATCAGTTGGCGCGTCCATGTCCTGAAGAAAGAAACCAGCCGCGCCCGGGCTAAAAAGCATGTTTTTCATATCAATACCCTATCGATTCAAAATGAACGGTCGGTGCTTCGCCGAGAACGGGCGTTGTGTACGCCACGGTAAATCGCGTTTTTGACACGTCGCTGCCCGTATCGGTATCGCGATGAATAGCCAGCGACCTGCCAGCCATTGACCCCTGAACCGTATAGGCCGGACTGGCAAGCGTGGCATTCGTGGAAACCTGCGCATTCAGGTACTGCCTCGGAAAAGCAACGCGGTAATAGTGGGTGTAATAATCAACGCCGCCGAGCGTCTGCTTGTTGAAATTGCCCACAGGTGCCAGAGTCGCCGTTCCAAATTGCCTGATCATACCGTTGGGTAACGCATCCCAGCCGTTTTGCCCGTTCCGGGAAAAGGTGAAAGCAGACATATCCGGCAGCTGCTTATCGCCAGTCCCGACATCACGCTTCGCCGCTTCTTTTAAACCGAGGTTTACGGGAATCAATGCCCTGGCCCTGTATTGGCCCGGACTGGCACACTTACGGCCATTTGCGGAGATTCCAGCGTGCTGATTGGCTACATCAGGGTGTCAACAAATGACCAGAATACGGATTTACAGCGGATTGCGCTTAAGAGTGCAGATTGTGAGCTGATTTTTGAGGACAAAATCAGCGGCAAAACACGCGACCGGCCAGGACTGAAAAAGGCACTACGCATGCTGCGTGCTGGGGATACGCTGATCGTCTGGAAGCTGGACAGGCTGGGGCGCAGTATGCGGCATCTTGTCACGCTGACCGAAGAACTTCGCGAACGCGGCGTCAATTTCCGCAGTTTGACGGACAGCATTGACACCAGTACGCCTATGGGGCGGTTTTTCTTTCACATCATGGGGGCTTTGGCTGAAATGGAGCGCGAACTTATTGTTGAGCGCACGCGTGCTGGCCTGGCTGCTGCTCGTGAAAAGGGGCGTATTGGTGGAAGAAAAAGGATTATGACAGCTGAAGTGATAGCCAGAGCGGAAAGAATGCTGATGAAAGGAGCGTCGTTGCAGCAAATTTCTCTTGTGCTTGATGTATCGGTTAAGACGCTTTATCGGTACATACCCGCCGCCCGGCAGAGAGAGCTTGCAGATAATGCGGCGTAAAAAAAAGCCCGCAGACAGCGGGCCTCTTCATCACACGTTAATCATGCTAAGCACATCGCCGGCCGTGATGCTTCCCAGCCCTTCGCGAATGTCCTCGCTTTGTTTTTTGAGCGTGAGCGTGAATTCAATTTTTTGCGCTTTGCCGTCCTGCATGAATTCGGTACGGTTTTCGCGGATGCTGGTAATGGCAAACATGCCGTAAATCGTGCCTGTGCCCTCAATTAACGGCCATGCCTTGCCGCCGTAAGCCATAGTGCGCAGCGCGCTCAGTGAAACATCGCCGCCGGTTATTTCAGGGTATAGCGTGCCGGTAAGCGTGATCGTATCCTCTCCCGCGCCGATATACTGCCATTTTGCGGATTTTCCAACCCGGTCATTCTTGACGTGGCGGAAGTCCGTCTGCTGCTCCAGCGACTGATAAGGCGCTGTCTGGCGCATGAAAACGAACATGCCATAAATCATCATCATAATTTCACCTATTCTCTGTCGCGCAGCTGTGAGCGGCGGCGGTTATCACGTTCACGCAGCAGGCCGTCAAGCTCCCGGCGCACAGCGGATGCCAGGCTCTTTTCATCCATTTTTGCGGATTCATAAAAATTTATCGTCAGGTTGATGACATCGCCGCCGGCCGCCGCGCTGATAGCTGCCGAAGTGAAACCGTCCGCTTTTGACCGTCCTGCAGGAGTTATCGGAACCGGCATCGCGGCCGAAAGCGCCCGTGTTGGCCATGTCGCGATGCTTCGCACCATGTCGCCTACTCGCTGGGTAATTCCGGCCGTGCTCGATGCGGATGCATTCACGGTAGGTTCACGCCAGTCACCCACAACCGGCATGACCGGCGGGTGATCTTTAAAGACGATTTCACCCAGCTTGTTGGGATCGCGTGCGGCTGCGCTGACCCCGCTGGCGCTGTCGCCGGCGGATTTTTTCTTCTTCGGCACGTTGGTGCCTTTTAAGGCGTCATAGCCGGACGCTGCGGATGCAGGGGAAGCGGGCGAGGTCGCCGGCGGCTTGGGCGGTGTATTCTGCACTGCCGCTGCAACGGTCGATGCCGGCACGGGATTCCATGCCTGTGCGACCATTTTTTTCTGTTTATCATCCCAGACGTACATCACCGGAGCTTTGGGTTTGGCCGGCACAGCAGCATCCATTGCGCCAGCTACCTCTTTGGCCGCATTTGCCGCTTCCGGTATGGCACCCAGCTTTTTCAGCAGCCAGCCGATACCCTCTGCCACTTTGAGGATAACGCCGAGCACGCCGGACACGGCTGTGCCAACAACCACGCCGAACGTCTGGCCGGCCTCGGTGCATTTTTTCAGGGTTTCAGCGGAAGTGTTCACCGGTTCGAACAGGCTTTTAAACCAGTTCCACACGCCGCCTACAGCGTTGCCGATCCCGTCAAAAACCGGCATCAGACCCGCGAACGCTGCGCGAACGGGCGCAAGTCCGGACAGCAGGCCATCAAAGAACCCACCAAAAAAGGCTTTGATCGGGCCCCAGAATTTCCAGATAAGCAGGCCTGCGCCTACGATAGCCGCTGCAATTAAACCGACAGGGCTCAGCAGGAGGCTGAAACCGCCGCTCATGACGCTGATAGCGCCGCGCGCAATGGCGGCAAGCCCGGTAAAGTCGCCCGCCAGTGCGCCCAGTGCTGCACGCACAACCGTGGCAATACCGCTGAATCCACCACTGACAAGCGACATAGCGCCACGCGCCACGTTTGCCAGTCCGGAGAAGCCGCCAGTGATAAAGCCAAACGCTTTGCCCGCCACGTTCATCAGTCCGGAGAAGCCTCCCGCGCCGCTCAGCAACGTCAGGCTGAGACGAAGGGCTGCCATCGGTACGAGTACCGAACCTACGGTCAGCGCCAGCGCGCCAAGCGTGGCAAGCGTAACGCCGATGATTGCCGCTACCTTCATCAGCGCCGCCACTACTGCCGGGTTTGCTTCAGCCCAGGCGCGGAAACTCTGCGTGATACGGGTGACATAATTAATAACGCTCAGCGCCGGGCCGCGCAGCGTTTCGCCCAGGCTGCTGAAGCTGTTATTCATTGCAGCTTTGGCAATCAAATATTTAGCAGAAACAGAGTCTTTATTGATATCTGACTCCCGGCGCATGGAGCCCTTCGAGGCTTCGCCGTTCACCAGTTGTAACTGGCGGTAGAGCTCGGGCAGGTTATTGGCTAATTTGGCTGCGTCGTCACCAAATTCTTTGCCAAAAATCTGTGTGAGTACTGACGTTTGTTTATCCGGGCTGAGCTTCTTGGCGGCTTCCAGAACAGTAATGATCGTCCCCATTGCGTCTACTGGCATAGCTTTCTGAATTTTTTCAGCGCTGAGGCCGATAGTATTTAGGCCGTCAAAAAAATTGTTGCTTTGCGTAGTCGCTATAGAGAGTTCGCGCACCATCGCATTTGTGGCGCTGGCGGCGATTTCCGGAGCTGCGCCAAGAGTCAGGAAGGTCGAACCCAGCGCGGCAGCCTTCCGGTAATCCAGCTTATCAGCAACCCCACCTACACGCTGAAGCACGTCGATAATGTCAGCGCCCTTTGATTTCGCGTTATCGTCCAGGTAATTCAGGGCATCGCCCAGCTGCTCAATATTCTGCGTAGGAACTTTATACAGGCCGGCTATTTTGCCGAGACTCTCCGCCAGTTCGCCCGCCGGCAGGTCAAAGGACGTGGCGGCCATGGCGGCGGTATTCGCAAAGCTCATCAGGTCAGCTTTCTGCTTCGCCCACGGATCGTCACCGTTAGAAACGCCCATGCGTGCGCCGCCGGCAACGAGTGCGGCGTAGTCCTGCGCGCCGTTTTCCAGCGGCAGCGTCTCACTCGCCGCTTTAATGGATTTTTGCAGGTCGTAATATTCTGCTGTGCGCTTGCCGTTGGCGTCACGGAGGTCGTTAACCTGCTTGGCTACGTCCTTCATGGCATCTTCCATGCTGGCATAGCTGATCAGTGACTTGGCTACAGGAGCTACGGTCACGGCGCCGGCGGCGATAGCTTTCATGCCGCCGCCGGTCAGGCTGTCGCGGCGCTCTTTTGCACGGTCGTAATTAGCCTGGGCGCGGCTGACGGCCGCCAGACGGCGCTGTTGTTCGGAAAGCTGGCGGTTGTATTCATCGGTGCGCCGGCTGGTCTGCTCCGTGGCGCTGGCACCTGTTTTCAGTACGACGCCGTGACGCAGCATGGAGGAACTAAGCGCGCCAAGCTTGGCCTGCTCTTCATTTTGCGCGCGCGTGAGCTGTCGGATAGTTTCTGACTGCTGTTTAAGCGCCGCGGTCTGCTCATCGGTGCGCTGCTTGGCCGGGCCAAAGCTGTCACGCAGCTCTTTGGCTCTGGCTTTGGCTTCCCCTAATTGCTGAGTGGTTTTGCTGGCAGCGCGCGCGAGGCGGTCGAAACTCGATGCATTGCGCTCCATGCCTTTAAGGGAGGATTGTGTGTCACGGATTTGAGAGGCCAGCGCCGCAGCGCTTTTCTGTGCGGCGCTGGCGGGGCTGGTGAGCTTGTTTACCGCGTCAAAAGCGACGCGGATATTGAGATTGCGATCTGTCATTCTTCGCTTCCGCTACGGGCTACCGCGCGGGAATGCCAGTCCAGCAATTCATTCACCGGCATGGCATCAAACGCGGACGGCTGCCAGTGAAAGATAACGGCGATATCTGCGATCAGCTCATCGGTCAGTACCGCCGGACACGGGATTACGCGCCTTCCGCTTCGGTCGTGCTGGTCTCGGAGGATGGTGCCAAAAAATCGGCAACCTCTTTGGACAGTTCCGCGAAATCACGCACATCGAGCTGTGACACTTCCACTTCAGTCAGCGCCGGGCTGGTAACGCGCGGCAGCAGCTTAATCAGTGAATCAACGTCGCTGGTCATTACGTCATACAGCTTCAGTCCGCGCAGTGAGCCGGTCTGCTGCATGGCTTCGGTTACAGTGACCTCTTTTACTTCGCTGTTTTTACGAATGATTGGTTTTACCAGGGTGACAGGTTTACGCATTTCAGTTTTCCCATATAACCGGCGGCGGCCGCCGGTGAGTTAAGTTCAGAAAGAGGTTGTTACAGCCCGATATTGGCGCGGTGTTTCTCCAGAATATCCACACCGTCAACTTTCCAGATCATGTTGAGCAGGTCGATTTCAAACAGCTCATTCCCATCAACGGTGATCTTGCAGTAGGTATTTTTCAGCGTGTATTTGTGCTGAGTATTGTCCCCCTGTTTGGCTGTCCCCCAGTCCATTTCGGTGATACGTCCGCGCGTCTGAATCTCGCAGGCAATAGCCTCGCCGGTGGCGTCGTCAGAGTAAGAGCCAGCAAAGCGCAACTGCGTACCGTCGATGTTCGCACCGTAGGTTTTGAGCATTTCCACGGACAGACCGCCCATGGTCATTTCCATATCCAGCGCGCCGGCTTCAAAGCCCATGTGTACCGCTGCTGCGCCTACCATGCCCGCGCCCTGATAATCTTCGGTTTTGCGCGTCAGCTTGGGAGTGGTGATCTCTTCCGCCTGGCCGAGAAAACTTGCGCCGTTCAGGAAGGTGTTAAACAAAAATAATTTCTTAGGTAATGACATACGTTCCCCCGTTACGCAGAGAGCTGATCGAATACGGCAAAGTATTCGTCAGTAAATTCTTGAATCAGTCCCAGTTGCTCCAGCGGCGGGACCGGCGTGTATTTGTAGCGGATGGTTGCCTTGCCATCGCGCAGATCGGATGTGCCGTTGTCGTTTTTGTCATACCAGCAGCTGAAGCCGAGCAGGCGACCGGCCGTTACCAGTGCAGAACCTTTCTGATTGATGCCATCCACAATGTCTTTAACCAGAGTCGGCGTCAGCGGCTTATCGATATAGCTGAAATGCGCCTCCGCGATCATGTCCGCCAGAATCTGCGCGGTGCGGGTGTAGCTTTCAAAGGTGTAAATTTCCGCATCACAGGTACGTGAGCCCCAGAAGCGGAAGCCGTCGCGCTTAATTAGCGTGGTAATCCCCTTACTGTTGAGCTCGTCGGCATCGGTATCGGTGCCCTGAAGTGACCAGTAAACATCTGCGGAAATCCCCAGCACGTTATTGACCACCACGTTAGATAGCGTTTTATGCCATCCCTGATCGGCGTCGATTTTTGCGCGCAGGCCCACGGCATAAGCGGTGGCCGGGATGGTTTCATTTTTGGCCGTGGCAGAGTTATAGGCGATAAATTCCGGCCAGATAACCATCAGTTCACGCTGTGCAAATGTCTCGCGGTAGGTTTTAGCCTCAGCGATGGTTTTACAGCCGTAAGCGCTGACATAAGCGAAGGCGCGCAGCTTTTCGGCAATAACGCCAAGCTGAGCTGCGACAGCTTCTGAATCCAGCCCCGGAACGGCCAGCACGCGCGGTGTTTCACCCACGCTTGCCGGTGCTGAAAGCAGCGCAAACAGACCGGTGTAGCGACCTTCGGCGTTTACTCCGCCGATGATCAGCTGTTCCTGCGTCGGTTTGTTCTCTCCATCGGCAGAAACATAGGTTGATGCATCCGGTACGCGGATAACGATTACCTTTGGGCTGGCCTGGTCTGAAATGGCTTTTAGCGTGGTGTAAAGGGTGCCTTTTTGACCGGCTTTTCCCAGCACGCTGTTAACGCGGGTTATCAGCACCGGCGTATTTAACGGGAATGTTGCGGAATCGGCATCGTCCGCGATACAGACCACACCAATAGTTGATGTGTCGATATCGCGAATAAGCGTGCTGAGATCGGTCGTCTCCTTCGTCCTCACGCCGTGGTGATAAGTGTCGCTCATGGTCATTTTGCCTCTCGTTGATGAGTGACCCATCATCACCAGTTACCTTCTTCAGTTCACGCGCAGGCGGTTGTCACAGGCGGCTTACAACTGCTTTCGGCTGGCGTAACTCTCGCGCACGCGGGAGGATGCGACAGGGGGAAATTATGCTGAACATTCTTGATAACGATTTAACGCCTCGCCCGGCATTCCGACTGACAATCGACGGAAGCACGTCTGCCAGTCTTGATGCGCGCCTGATGTCGCTGACGCACACGGACAATCGCGGCTTTGAGGCTGACCGTGTGGAACTGACGATCGATGATTCAGACGGACTGGTATCTATGCCGGCTCGCGGCGCGAAAATCAGCGTAGCTTTCGGCTGGCAGGGCGAAGAGCTGGTCAGTAAAGGGCTCTTTGTCGTGGATGAGATAACCCATCAGGGGCCGCCGGACAGGCTGGTTATTACAGGGCGCAGTGCTGATTTCCGGGATGATTTCAACGTAAAGCGCGAGTACAGCTGGCATAACGTTACTGTGGGTGACGTTGTATCAGCAATTGCCGGCCGTTACAGGCTCAAACCGGCAGTCAGTGTGTCGCTGAAGGATATCGGCATCGACCATGCAGACCAGACCAGTGAATCTGACATCAGTTTTCTGACGCGCATGGCGCGCATGCTGGGTGCGGTCACAACCGTAAAAAATGGCTGCCTGCTGTTTATCGTACCGGGCAGGGGGGTATCGGCAAGCGGTCGGGTGCTGCCGGCGGTGACCATTACGCGCGCCAGCGGCGACAGTCATTCGTTCCGGGTGGCTGATCGCGATGCTTATACCGGGGTGCAGGCATACTGGCTTGATCTTAATTTTGGCAAGAAAAAGCCCACCACGGTCAAGCGCCGGCGTAAAAAGAAGGTTGAAACCGCACCGGCCTCAAGCAAAAAAGAGGGTGATTACGTTGAGGGCGCTGAAGGCAACGTATTTGTAATGCGGCAGACGTTTAAAACTGAACGGGCGGCAAGGCGGGCGGCGGCGGCAAAATGGAGTGAGCTACAGCGTGGGGCTGCGGAATTTACTATCACCCTGGCACGCGGCAGGGCTGATTTATTTCCTGAGCTGCATGCTAACGTGTCAGGTTTCAAGCCAACCATTGATGCTGCGGACTGGGTGATCAGACGAGTGAATAACACGATTGATGAAAACGGATTCATCACCGGGCTGGAACTGGAAGTGCGCATCACAGACTGGGATGCGGAAGAAAATAGTGATGATGAATAGATTATAAATCAGACATCTCTTAAACTATTCGGCGAGTTTAATCAGAAGTGGTGAGGTCTTATGTTCACCTGCCCAAAGTGTAACGCCGCCGCAAGAACCCGTACCAGCCTGATGCTCAGCAAAGAAACTCGTCGCAGCTATCACCAGTGCACGAACATGCTATGCGGGCAGTCATTCACTACCCTGGAGACTGTAGAGAATTACCTGAACAATGTGACGCCTTCCGCCAGGGCTCATGTGATTCCGGCCGGCGCTTTTCCGCGCTCTAATTACGGTGAAAACCAGTTGTCCTTACCAGTCTAAGCAGTCCAAAACAGAACCCCGCGAAAGCGGGGTTTTTATTTTGATGTGGTCAAAGGGTGGACGTGGATCGAAATAATTCATTTTATTTCAATGATATAAATTTTAAAAATGAACACCATCCCTGTCTTCCCCGCCATGATGGCGGGGTTTTTTTTGCCCTGGATTTGCGGGCAAACTGCATCCGTTTCGCTATCCTGTCACGCAGTCTGCACGGGACGGTGATAAACTTGAGCCATTTTCCACTGCATGGCGTGCTGCAGCGCCTGACGAGGCAAGGCATGGAACCTTCCTACGCAAAACTGGTAAAGCGCGCGGCGCTGGCGGCGACCACGCTGGCAACGCTGTTGCTGATCGTGAAAATTTTCGCCTGGTGGTACACCGGTTCGGTCAGCGTGCTGGCGGCGCTGGTGGATTCGCTGGTCGATATCGCCGCGTCACTGACCAATCTGCTGGTGGTGCGCTATTCATTGCAGCCTGCCGATGACGATCACACCTTTGGTCATGGCAAAGCAGAATCGCTGGCGGCACTGGCGCAAAGCATGTTTATCTCCGGATCGGCGCTGTTTCTGTTTCTTACCGGGCTGCAGCATCTGGCCACGCCAGAAACGCTGCGTGCGCCGCTGGTGGGTATAATAGTGACGCTGATCGCCCTCAGCTCCACGCTGGTGCTGGTCGCTTTTCAGCGCTGGGTGGTGCGGCGTACCCGCAGCCAGGCGATACGCGCGGACATGCTGCATTATCAGTCGGATGTGGTGATGAATGGCGCGATTCTGGTGGCGCTGGGCTTAAGCAGTTATGGTTTTAAGCGTGCGGATGCGCTGTTTGCGCTCGGCATCGGCGTATATATCCTCTATAACGCGCTGCGCATGGGCTATGAAGCGGTGCAGTCGCTGCTGGATCGTGCGCTGCCGGAGCAGGAAAAACAGGCGATTATCGCGCTGGTAAGCCACTGGCCCGGCGTGCGCGGTGCCCATGCGTTACGTACGCGGCAGTCTGGCCCGACGCGGTTTATTCAGCTTCATCTGGAGATGGACGATCATCTCCCGCTGGTGCAGGCGCATCAGGTGGCCGATCAAATTGAGCAGGCATTACGGCAAAAATTTCCCGGCTCAGATGTGATCATTCATCAGGACCCCTGTTCTGTCGTGCCGCAAAATCAGCAGGGTTTTTTTCAGTTTTAG